TTACCATTCCAGTCCCGAAAAAGCGGCCATCGCATCGGAGGCCAGGATGCGTCGCTGCACACCCTTGGTGTAGATCTCCGGGGTCTTCGCTTGGGTGTGCGCCATGATCGCCATGATCTGGTGTTGCGTGCATCCGGCCTCGGCGAGCAGCTCCGCCGTCGCCTTCCGGACCCCATGCGCCGAGAGGTCCGGCAGGCCGGCTGCGTCGCACCATTTCCGCACGCGCTCCCTCAGACTCTCCATCGTCTTGAACGGCCGGCCCTGCTCGCTGAGGATGTAGGTCGGGCCCTGCACCTTCTGGGCGCGGGTCGCCTTGTAGAGCGGCGGCAGCAGCGGAATCTCGACCGGCGCGCTGCCTTTCTTCGCCGGCTGATACGCCAGCCAGATCATTCCCTCCCGCTCGACCTCATGCGACCGGCCGAGCCGGACCGCGTCACCGATTCGGCACGCGGTGAACATGGAGAGGGTGAGCCAGAGGTGAGCGGTGGTGCCCGCCGGATGTTTGTCGCGGAACTTCCTGAGGTCGGAGGCTGTCCAGGCCTTCGCGCCACCGCGGCTCTTGTGAATGTTCTTGATGCCCTCGACCGGGTTGGCGCTGGCGATCTCAGCCTCGTCGATGGCCCAGCGATACATCGAGCGCGCCGCCTTCATCAGGTTGTCGGCTTCCGCCGGCGTGCTGCGCCACCTGTCCCTTGCCGCCACGAAGGCGCTTCGCGGCGCATCCATGTGGCATTCGCCATAGGTGTCGCCCTCCTCGTTCTCCATCGCGCAGAGCCGGGTGAGGAGACTGCGGCGCTGTTTCAGCGTCCTGGGCGAGCCCTGTCCGGTATCGGCCAGTAGCTTCAGGTGGGCGATGTACCTGTCGACGAGCCACTGCAGCGACCGAGCCTCGGCCTTGGAGACCTCCACCGGCGCCCATCGATCACCGAGCCGGGCGGCCTGATAATGGTGGCCGAAGTCCGGATGGTCCGGCCCGACCGGGATCGGGATGCGCCGGCGCTTGTCGCCCTCGACGCGAACCCGATAGCGGGTCGCGCCCGAGGGGAGCCTTTCGGCCAGAAGGCCAGGGAAATCATGTCGCACGCGTCACCTGATCGGCCACGGTTTGGGACCTTTACGATGCGCAGGCTCCGGTGTTTTGTCCATTGCGGCAAGGATGCGGATCGTCCCATCCTTCAGCACCTCCATGCCGCCGATCTGAAGCCCGGCTGCCTTCCATGCCTCGATGGCGCGCAGAAGCGCAGCCTTGGTGGGATTCGCTGCTGGCATCAGGCAGTCCTCCATCTGGTTCTGTAAATGGGATCCGGTGGGCTGCTCTCGCCGCCCAGATCGTCCATGACGTGACGCGCCCTCATGCTGCCGCCTCCCGCTCCGCATGCCCGCCCCATTGCTCGGCGATGGCTTCGGCGATACCGGCGAAGGTGCGGCTGCGGATCTTCCAGCGGTCGGGGCCGGGGCTGGCGCGGTGGATGGCGGACCAGGCCTTGTGCGCCTCGGTGCCCGGCCTCGGCGGGGTCAGGCGGTTGGTGGGGACCAGCGGTGGCAGGCCGCGGCGGTAGAAGCCGGTGGCCTTGAAGAAGGGCTCGCCGAACCACCAGGGCTGCCGGTGACCGCCGCCATGGCGATGGAGCCGAGCGGCGCGGCTCCCTCCATCGTCCCGCCGGCGGCGTGATAGGCGACCCACCAGTCACCCTCGACCCGCAGCGCGAGCCGGCCGACGCTCTGCGCCTCAGCCAACGGAGCGCTCCGCCGGCACGACGGCCGCGACCGTCTCGGGGGTGATGCCGAGCCGGCGGGCAACATCACGGCGCAGGGCGACCAGATCGTCGGCCGTGGGCACGCCGAAGAGCCAGAAGCGCCAGCGGGCGGAGCGGGCGGCGGCATAGGCGATGCGGATGCCGAGGCTGTCGATCGTCGCCGAGCGGTTGGCCGCCGCGGCCTCTGCGCTTTGCTTCGACAAGGGTGTGCTGTGGAACATGGGGATCTCCGGTCTGTCGCTCGGGGAACCGGCCCTGCAGGCCGGTCGCCGGAGCGTCGGCGGAAAAAGCCCCCGACGGCCCGCACCGCCGGGGGAGGTCGAGACAAGCCGCGCGGAGACCCCGCCGCGCCCGGGGTCGGGTCAGGGCGCGCGGCCGAAGAGGCCGGGCGCTGCTTCGCCCTGCGCGATCCGCCAAGCCTCGCCCTGTGCGAGGGTGGCGGCGGCGCGGGCGCGGGTGTCGCTGATCAGCGCCCAGCCGAGGAGGCCGAGGATCATCAGCAGCATCACGATCAGGAAGCTAGTGAAGGCGTTCCCCTGCGGTCTGGCGCTGTGCCTGATGGGCGGATGCGCCTCGAACACGGCGATGCCGTCGCTCCCGGGCGCTGACAGGACGCGGCTGGAGAGGGTGCCGGTGCCGCTGTCAAAGCTGACGAGCTCGGCCTCGGCTGAGCCGAAGGCCCGCACGAGGTACTCGCCTTGGGCGCGGATGCCGTGCGGCAGGCGCGGGTTTGACAGCAGTTCGGCAAAGCGCGTGGCGCGGCTTGGCGTGATGTGAGGCAGCGGCCTGACCAGTTCTTTCATGATGCAGCTCCCAGGTTCCGGAGATTGCCGGATGGCTGGCAATTATGTAGCTATACAGGCTACACGAGGTCAAGCTAAATTCGCTACATAATGTTGCTGGACGATTCGCCGTGCGACCGGACCAGTGTGCATTCTCGCTACTGTGGGCAAGCAGCCGCTACATCCGCAGCGGGATTCTGTCGCGCTTCGCACAACCGGGCGGGCTGCTAAGGGGAAGATTTTGGGTAGCCCCTGGGGAAAAGATATGGACGACCACGGCCTGCGCCGCTTCGCTGATGCCTATGACATGCTGACCACCGAAGAACAGGCGGCGGTGCAGAAGGTTATCGATCTGATGCTTTGCGATCGTTCAACATCGTGTCGACGAGCCGGGCAACTGCGTCCTGCTGATCCTCCGAAAGGCGCATGAACTTATCAAGTATATCGCCTCCTGCACGGCTTGGGCTGGCGGAGTAGCCGGTTACCTTTGCGATGGCTTCTGCTTCGGCTTTGGTAACTTTGCGCTTGACCGTCATCTTCTGAACCATTGACCGGTCATAGTTGCGCCCGCTGACTCGGCTGAGTTCGGCCGCGAGCTCAGTCATGGACCGTCCCCAGTGGCTGAGCGCGTCCCGCACCCACTGGTTCATTTCGTGCGCGGGCGGCGTCGAGTATCTCGGGGTCTTTGTCATGGTCACCTTGTAGCTAAACCCGCTCCGACTGTCTGACGCGATTTTGGCTTGTCGCAAGAAGCGAAAATCGCTACACGAATCGCATGGAGCCAGCCAGGACCATCATCCGTAAGCTCGGAGGCGACACCAAGGTGGCCGCTTTGGCCTCGGTTCATCGTGTCACGGTTGCAAAGTGGAAACGTCCTCGCGCCAGCGGTGGAACAGGCGGAACAATTCCCTTGGCGCATATCCCGAACCTGCTGATGGCCGCGAAGGCGGTTGGCGTGCCGCTCACTGCGGAGGATTTCATCCCGAGCAATGGAGGGGCTCCAGAATGACCTGCATTTTTCCGTTCGGGATCGACGGGCGACAGCGGGACGGGCTCCATCCCGTCTCGCCGTCTCCCGCTCAAATTTCATGTGGATCCCGGTTTTTCCAACCTGGAGCATTCGAGATGAAGAATCCTGCACGCAACAACGAGCATGCGCGGGCGTCCCGGCGCTGGTTCTCCAACATGCTGTGGCGGGCGTTCCCGTCCACCTCGGAGCGCGAGCTGTCGCACAAGGCGGCGCGCGCGCTCGATGTCTCGCCGCGCCAGGTGGTGAACTGGCTGCGCGAGGAGCACGACGCTTCGCTGCGCTACGTGACGGCGGTCCTGGCCATCGCCGGGGCCGAAGTGGTGTTCAAACACATCGAAGGAAAGAAGTGATGCGGTTCTGGTGGCACATCGCCGGGCGGTTCTACGAGGCGCGCGCAACGCGCGCCTTCTGCAACCATCTGTTGTTCAAGCGAAAGGCGGGGAAGTATTTTTCCCACCTCGACGATCCGGCCCCCGAACACGGCGTCCCGTTCCGCGGGCTGCTGGTGGGGCTGGTCCTCAGCGCGCCCGGCTGGGCGGCGCTGCTGCGCTGGATGCTGGCATGACAGGGGGTGCGCTCAGCGCGGGTCGCGGGGAGGCGCTGCGATGATCAGCGTTTTGCCGAGCCAGCGGCACCGGGCGCTGGTGACCTGCGACGGGTGCCGGGCCGAGCACATGGAGACGGTGGACCGGCCGGGGCGGAGCTCGGTCTGCGGCGAGCGGATGGCGATCAACACGGGGCAGGTGGCGGCGAAGCTCTCGGCCCGGGGCTGGCGGGTGGCCGGCCGCAAACAGCTTTGCCCGGGCTGCGTGGCGCAGCGCCGGGCGGAAGGACGTCAGGCACAGGAGGTGAAGATGGCAAGAGCAGCGCCCGCCACTCCGGCGGCGAGGGAGAAGGCGGCCCCGGGCGGGGCCGCAGTGATTGTAGCAGCATCCGGGGCCGAAGCCCCGCGCCAGCCGACGCGGGCGCAGAAGCGCGAGATCGTGCAGCTGCTGGACGCGTCCTATGACGTGAAGGCCGGGCGCTATGTCGGCGGCGAGACCGATCAGACGGTGGCGGCCTCGCTGCCCGGGATCCTGCCGGGCTGGGTCGCCTCGGTGCGGGAGGACCTGTACGGGCCCGCGGGGGGCAACGAGGAGATCGAGGGGCTGCTGGCCGATTTGCGCCGCGAGCTCGCCGCCATGGCCGCGCGCGACGCCGCGATCGAGGCGGCGCGGGCCGAGCTGGCCGAGGCGCGGGGCATCCTCGGTACGATGCTGAAGCGGCTGGAGGCGATCCGGGCGGCGGTGGGGCCGAAGGCGGTGCGGGCATGACGCGGGAGGACATCCTCGCCACGGCCAGCCGGCTGGTGACGGTCGAGCGGGCGGCGACGCATGGCGCGCTCGACGAGGGGCTCGGGCGGATCGGCGATCTCTGGAGCATCTATCTGGGCCAGCCGGTGACGGCGGTCGACGCGGCGGCGATGCTGGCGCTGATGAAGGTGGCGCGGCTCGTCGAGAACCCGCGCCATGTCGACAACTGGATCGACCTCGCCGGCTACGCGGCCTGCGGCGGCGAGCTGGCGACGGGGGCCGGGTCATGACGCGGATCTCCGACAGCGACCTGGCGCTGATCGACGCGGCGCTGGCGGCGGGCCGGCTGCGGCGGATCCCGCGCGGGGTCTCGGGCCTGCCGACAGCGGTCTGGGACGGGGCGAGGCTGGTCTATCCGGAGAAGGACGGCGGGCCGGCGCCGAAACAGGGGCTGAGCTTCGCGCGCACCACCGCGCCGCCGGAGCTCAGGGCGCGGCGGGCGGCGGTGGCCAGCCTGCATGCGCAGGGTCTCTGCGTCACGGCGATCGCGGCGGAGCTCGGGGTGCATCCGCAGCGGGTGCGCGACGACCACGCGGTGCTGCGGCTCGCGCCGCACAAGCCGCCGGAGCGCGGCAAGGCCGGGGCGGTGGCGGCCGGCGATCCGCCGCCCCGGGCCGCGCCGGGGGCAGCCAAACCCGCGGCACCGGCCAAGCCCGCGCCGGCCAAGGAGAAAGCGGCGGTTAAGACAGCGGCTGCAGGATCTGCTCCGGCGATTGGCAAACCTCCGGCCGCCGCGCCGGCGGCCTCGCCTTCCCAACTGCCGCCCGCGTCGGACGCCGGCCCCGGCTGGAGGACCGCGGCATGAAGGAGGCTCTGCTCCGCCCGGTCGACAGCGACGCGCTCGACCAGTACCCGATCGCCGAGGACGAGGATCTGAAGGGCCACCGCTTCGTCATGTTCGACCACGACCGCTGGCTCAACAGCGACACCTTCCTGCGCATGTCGGCCGAATGCGGCTGGTTCTACCTGAACCTGATCTTCCTGTCGCAGAAGCAGCGGCCGATCGGCACGCTGCCCGACGACGACGAGCTCCTCGCCTCGCTCCTGCGCATCGACCTCGGCCGCTGGAAGGAGCTGCGGGCCCGGCAGATGGGCCCGCTGCACAAGTGGCGGCGGGTCAGGTGCGGCGCCAAGATCCGGCTGGCGCATCCGGTGGTGACGAAGATCGCCGAGGAGACGGTGGAGAGCCGGATCCTGCGCGTCCAGAGCAACGAGGAGAAGGCGGTCTACCAGCGCCTGAAGCGGCTGCGCGAGGGGCTCCTGTTCCTCGGCTGCGACAAGTCGGTGGTGGCCGACGACGTGCTGGTGCAGCGGATCGACGGCTGGCTGACCGAGCACGCCCCGGGCAAGCGCACCCGGGCCTCCTACGAGCGCGCCCTGATGCATGCGGTGGCGCAGAAATGGATGCTGCGCGCGGTAAGCGGCTGATCTGACACGGGATCAACTGTTCCAGGAACAGTTCCGAACTGTTCCGGAACGTTCTGGAACAGATCGGAACAGTTCCAGCCAGAGGAGAGGAAAGGAAATGAAAGGAGATCTTGCGGCGCGGGAACGGACCGGGCGGCGCGGCGGGGACGCCGGGCGGGCTGGGAAGGAAGGGACGGGGGTGACGACGTGAAGGACGGCAGGGAAAGCAGGCGGCGCCAGGGGGTGCTGCGCGCGGCCTTCCTGCAGCCGCTGGCCGACGAACACGGGCGCTCGGGCGCAGTCCGGAGCGCGGAAGCGGAGGCGGCGTTCAATAACCTTTTGATCTGAAACGACATCAACTGTTCCAGGAACAGTTCCGAACTGTTCCGGAACGTTCTGGAACAGATCGGAACAGTTCCAGCCAGAGGAAAGGAAAGGAAATGAGAGGAGATCTTGCGGCGCGGGAACGGATCCGGCGGCGCGGACGGGACGCAGGGCAGGCTGGGGAAAGGGGCGAGGGATGAAGGACGGAAGCGAGGCTGCCGAGGGCGGCCACGAAGGCAGAGAGAACAAGGAAGGCCGGGCGCTGGTGCGCGAGGCCTTCCTGCAGCGGCTGGCCGGGGCCGGGCTGGTCCGGCCGAAGGGCATGGGCGAGGCGGCGCATGCCGAGGCGCTGAGCCGGCTGGCCGGGTTCCTGAGCTACATGGGGCCCGACACGCTGGCGGTGCTGGCCGAGCTGGTGCTCGACCATGCCGAGGGGCCGCGGCGCAATGTCTGGCCCTCGGAGGCGGTGATCCGCGGGCTGGCGCGCGGGCTGCAGGAGCGGCCGCTGATGGAGCATCCGATCGTCACCAGCTGGCTCGCCTCGATCGAGGGGCCGAAGGCGGAGCTCGGCGGCTACCTCGTCGAACTCCTGCGCTTCCTGCGCCGGCACCCGCGCCCGCCGATGGCGATGGACCGCCGCAAGATCCTCGAGGAGGCCGCCGAGAACCAGCGCGGCCGCGAGCTGATGCTGGGCCGAGTCGAGCGCGGGACGGCGACGGCCGACGACCGGGCGGCGCTGGCCGCCTACGAGGAGGACCTGCGCCAGGCCCGCGACATCGTCGCCGCGGGACGGGCGAAGCGCGAGGCCGGCAAGGGGCAGGCGGCGTGAGGGGAAGGAAGGCGAAGCGGGCGACAGGATGCGGGCGGCGGTGAAGGCGGCGGCGGAAACGGCGACGATGAAGACGGCGGGAAAGGTGGAAGCGATGGCACTGGACATGAAGGCGGGCGGCACGATGGCGGCGACGGAAGCGGTGGGCAAGGCGGCGAAGAAGAAGCTGAAGGCGGCCGACCGGCTGGCGCTGGTGACGCTGAGCAGGGCCCCCTGGGATCTCGGCCCGCTCACCCCGCGCCAGATCGCCGGCAAGGTGATCGAGCCGGTTCTGACGGTCGACCCGAAGACCGGCAAGACCTCGAACCCGAACGGCGTGATCCGCACCCGGCGCGAGACCTGGGTCGAGCGCTACCTGCGCAAGGGCAAGCTCAGCGCCGCCCAGGCCAATGCCGCCGAGCAGCTGGCCGAGGCCGCACTGGGCCGGCGCGGCCGCGACATGCTGGCCGCCATGGTGAAGGTGGACACCAGCGCCAGCGACTTCGACCCGGCCGTCGCCCATCTCGACCGCCGCCGCCGCTTCCACGCGATGTGGGCCGCGATCCCCGCCGCCTCCCGCCCGGCGGTCGAGCACGTGGTGCTGAACGACCACTCCCTGCGCAGCATGGCCGGCTGCAACAGCGGCAAGGCCGAGGCCCGCTACCTCGACCGCCTGCAGCGCGGGCTGGAGGCGCTGACGCGGTAACCGGCCATGAGCCTGATCCAGAATGCGTCTCACGGGCGATCGGCAGAGGCGGCATGGGCCCGGCGATCGCGGCCGAGCCTTGCTCGCCCCCGGCCGGACTCCCGCGGGTCCTTCCCGGGCGATCCCATGGCGCGGGTCATTCGCACCCCGATGGTTGCGGCGCGCTTAACTCGGCGGAAAGCCTTAACCAGCCGTGACTTAACAAGAGGGCAGAGGCTTTACGATAGCGCCGGCCGGGAGCGTACCTCCCGCCGGCGCGGATTCCCGGCGCGGGAGAGACTGCCTCCGCCACCCTGAGCACCGGCCGGGCGTTCGCGCCCGGTCCCGCCCCGGCAGGGGCCGGGCTGCGCCAACAGCCCGAACCACGCGGCTTAATCTTCCAGAATGACCGCGCCGGCCCGTCGAATGCTTCCAGGCCGCCTGCTCCCTCGCGAGGGCAGCGGCCTTCTGAAGCAGAATCAGATCATGCAACAAGTGCGACCCGCTGTCCCAGTGGCCCCCTGGCTCGGGGGCAAGAAACGCCTCCACCCGCTCCTGATCGAGCGGATCGAGGCGATCCCCCACCGCTCCTACATCGAGCCCTTCGTCGGTATGGGCGGCGTCTTCCTGCGCCGCCGGATGCGGCCGCGGCTCGAGGTGATGAACGACCGCAACGGCGAGATCATCAATCTCTTCCGCATCCTGCAGCGCCACTATCCGCAGCTGAAGGAGGTGATGCGCTTCCAGATCTGCAGCCGGCGCGAGTTCGAGCGGCTGCGCGCCACCGATCCGGCGACGCTGACCGACCTCGAGCGCGCCGCCCGCTTCCTCTACCTGCAGCGCCTGGCCTTCGGCGGCAAGATCGACGGGGTGTTCGGCGTCTCGGCCGGCACTTCGCCGCGCTTCTCGCTGGCCCGCCTCGAGCCGCTGCTCGACGCGGCGCATGAGCGGCTCGACGGCGTGGTGTTCGAGAGCCTGGACTGGGCCGAGCTGATCCCGCGCTACGACACGCCGGACGCGCTGTTCTACCTCGACCCGCCCTACTTCGGCGGCGAGGCGGATTACGGCCGCGGCCTCTTCGACCGCAGCCAGTACGCCCGGATGGCGGAGATCCTGGCCGCGCTGAAGGGGGCCTTCGTCTTGTCGATCAACGACGCGCCGGAGATCCGCGCGCTGTTTGCCGACTTTGTCATCGAGCCGGTGCGGCTGACCTACACCGTTAGCGCGGGGCAGGGCACCGAGGCGCAGGAGCTGGTGATCAGCAATCGCGAGGCGCTGGCGCGGCTCCTGTGA